TGAACCTCAACCTGAATCTGAACCTGAGCCTGAACCTGCACCTGAGCCTGAACCTGCTCCTGAACCTGAACCTGCTCCTGAACCTCAACCTGAACCTGAACCTGCTCCTGAACCTGAACCTGCTCCTGAGCCTGAGCCTCAGCCTGAACCAGCTCCTGAACCTGAACCAGAACCTGAACCTGCTCCTGAGCCTGAGCCTGAGCCTGAAGCAATAAGTGGAATTATATTTGATGGTTATATTAGTAATGCAACATTGAACTTTTATCCATTCGATACAACTACAAAAACATTTCCTCAAAATTCACCTGCTGCTACTACAATTACAGATGCAACAGGTAATTTTACATTTCCACTTTTAGATCATGATAAATCTTATCTAATGATTTCTTCGGGTGGTATTGATATTGCAACAAATATCCCTATGGGAACAAAACAATTTAAAAAATTAGTAAAGGTTTCTAGTGATCTAGATAAGACATATGCTATGAATAACAATGTGAGTATTTTATCTACTATATTAACAAATGAATTGGAAAAAGAAATACAAAGTAGTACTTCATCGAATGAAAATCTTACTGAAGGTGAGATAGATACAATAATATCAACATCTAATGTTGAAAGTAATATGAAAGCAATATTGAATATTCCACAAAATTCAGATTTGAACAAAAATTATCTTAAAAAAGATGAAGAGGATCTAGATCTTGCTGTTGCAAATATGAATATTATAACTTCAATAAACGTACTACTAGAAAATTCATCTGGAGCAACTTTCAATAGTTTAATTGATAATATTTCATCATATATGAACCCTGATGATAATTCACAAATTATATCAAGAACAAATACATTTGGTGATTCTGAAAAAATTACACCATTTATTAAACAATCTGCCACTGGAAGTTTAACAGGAGATGTTGAAACAAGTTTATTACTATATGCAGTTGAAACACAATCTATTATTAGTGATATTAAAAATAATGGAAGTTATGATTTAAATAGAAGTGGTCAAGAAATAAGTGAAACTCTTTCAGATTTACAAAGAATATCTTCATATACTTCTCCTGGAACTGGAAATTCTTCATTCCCTACAGATAAAACTGAAGTATTAAACACAATTGTTATTGAAACAATGTTACAACCTGAACCAGAACCTGAATCAGAACCAGAACCTGAATCAGAACCTGAACCTGAGCCAGAACCTGAATCAGAACCAGAGCCTGAACCTCAACCTGAACCTGAACCCGAATTTAGAGAACCAGAACCACTAGTTGGTGTATTATTTGATGGTTACATAGCAAACGCAACAATCAAATTCAAAAAAATTAATTATGAAAATAATGTTTTTACATATACATTAGCAGATGAAACAATAACAGATCAATATGGAGACTATCAATTACCAAATAGAATTCTTCAAGGTGAAGATGTTAGTAGTATTCAACATAATATACCTTATATTATAGAATCGGAAGGTGGTACAAACTTAGGGTCTGGAATTACAATGGGTAGTAAGAAATATAAATCAGTTTTTATTATTGATACTCTGAATATTGATTTACAAGATCTTCATTATTATAACGAGAATTATAATATTAATATTCTTACAACAATTATAACCGAATCAGTATTAAATTTAGCTAACGATCAACCTCAACTTTTTTCAGTAATAACAGGAGATAGTACATCTAAAAGTTTTATTTTATTGTACAATACATATTCTAATATATTATCACAAAAAATAAATGTACCAATTGAAAATATTAGAGACGATTACTTAAGTAAATTTGTTCCAGATATGCCTGTAGGTAAATCAATAACATTATTAACTTCATTAGTAAGTATTGCTATGTCATCAGGAGATATAAGTTATAATAATATCATATCAAATATATCAAATTACTTAATTATTAATAGTAATACAACACCTGATGATCCTTTGACAAAAGATAATATTGATGAAACATTTGAAGCAGCCATGAACGGAGCTACAGTTACAGATATTGAATTTATGAATAAAGCAAAAGCATATGTTCAAAAAATATGTGATTTCATTACATTAGAAACACAAGCTACTACATTAGAAAAGATAAAAACATATGTAGAAAATAATCCTACATCAAGTTTTTCATCAATTGATGAAATAAATAATATTGATATGGCAACTGATATATTACCCACTGTAATTGGAATGATTAATCAACCAGAACCAGAACCTCAACCTGAGCCAGAAGCATTAACTTCTTACATTTTTGATGGATATATATCTGGAGCTTCAATTGAGTATTATGATTTAAAAGATTTAACATATTCAAATAAATTAAATGATGTTAGTTCAAATAATTTTGGATATTTTGATTTACCAAATGGTCTTCTTGATAATGATACATTATTTATTAAAGCAGTTGCAAGAAATGGTTTTGATATAGCTTCTGGATTTTCAAATACGAAAGTATTGAAAACAATTATACAAAAATTAAGTAATGTATACGAGATGAATACAAATATCAACATATTAACTACAATATTAACCAAAGCAGTTGAATTGAATATTACAGAAACTACAAGCAATGATAATATAATAGACATTATCGCAAATCTTGAAGTGAATATGAGAAGAAATATTGGACTTACAAGCGATCATGGTTATAATGGAACATCTACTATATACACTGATTATCTAGCTAACTATAAATATAATACAATTGAGATTGCATATCATCATGCTATAGTTACAGCAATAATAAATATTACAACAAGTATAAGTGGTTATGCTACATATGATGAATGTATTAGCGCTCTTGCTAATATATTTACATCAGTTCCTGGAACTGATACACTAATAGATACTGATATATCAGGATCATATTTAGATTACAATAATATATATGTAACAGTAGGTGCTATACTAGGTGAGTCTAAATTTTATGCAAGCAGTATGATATTGTATGTACAAAGAATAACACAATTAGTAAATGAGCAATTACAATCAGGAACAGATAACTTAACTAAGTTAATAAATATAGAAAAGATTGTTTCATATACTAAATTGTATACTTTGATGGAGTCATCACAAGATATAGATGCTTTAAGTTTTTCAATTATAGATTCAGTGATAAATATTAATGTAATAGGTGTAAAACAACCAGAACCAGAACCACAACCAGAGCCTGAACCAGAGCCTGAACCAGAACCAGAACCAGAGCCTGAACCAGAACCAGAACCAGAGCCCGAATCAGAGCCTGAACCAGAACCTGAACCAGAGCCTGAACCTGAACCAGAATCAATTAGTGGTTTAATATTTGATGGTTATATAAAACAAGCAAAAGTAACAGCAAAGAGATTAAATGGAGAAATTATAAATGAGAATGTAAATTATAGTGATATTAGTAATGGTGAATATATTATTCCAGATAATGTCTCTCTTTCTGAGTATTTTATTATTGAATCTTTGGGAGGAACTGATATTGCTACAAATACTTCTTTTGACGTTATAAATAGTAATCTTAACTACACAAGAGAGAAATATTATAAAACTATTTTAAAATTTGATGAAAATAATATTTATCAACAAGATAGTAGTATAATTAAAAATGCAAATATTAATGTAATAACTACAATACTAACAGAAATGGTTTTAATAGATGTAGGAAATGATAGTTCAATTAATATCGAAACATCTTTATCTTCTAATTTGACAACATTGAAAAATGCATTAGGTATAACAAATATAAAAGATGCATATTGTAATGATCAACCTGACGATATATATACAGATTATCTAAGTATATCTAATTATAATACATATCTAGGTAAGATACATGCAAAATTAAATGTATTTACTAATATATTATCTCAAGTGCAAACTTATACACAAACTAATTATAAAATTGCGAATGAAATTAAGAATCCGTCAACTAGATCTAACTATCATCATTTAAGTAATGGATGGATATTTGATGATATAGGAGGTGGATACGATACAAATTTAGTTAAATTTATTGAATCTACAATAGCTCTAGATGCAATATCAACATCTTATAGTATTTCAAAATATATTAAGAGTATGTTTAGAATAATTGATCAAGAAATACCTTTGGGACTAACACCTGTATCAACACTTGAAAGTATATATGTATCAAGTTATTCTACACTAACTGAGTTAAAAAATGAATTACAAATATTAGAAAATGAATTAGTTGGATTAACAGATGGTGAAAAATATACAAAAGAAAATGAAATAAATACAAAGAATATTGAAATTGCTTTACAAGAAACAACCGTTAATACAAATTTTGGTAACTTACAAAATACAAGAAGAAAATTTTTAGGAAGATATGAAAAAATGACTGCATATAGTTATCAAAAAACTTATACTGCGATAGATTCATATTCTGAATTAATACCATTTTTTGATAATGGTGGACCTATTCAAAGTATAGATAGTACAATTGTATTGTATAGTTTAAATCAACCTGAACCTGAACCTGAACCAGAGCCTCCTTTACAACCAGGAGTATTTTCAATAAGAGCCTTAGATATTAGCTCACTTGCAATATTCATTGACTTATATCAAGAAGATTTTAAAGATATCTCTGGACAAGATGTAGATGCAACAATATACATGAAAACAACAACTCTTAGAAATATGTTTCAATTTCAGACTGATTCCAACAGTATCGATGATATGTTTTTAACAGACACAAGATATTTTATGAGTATAAATGGAAATGTAGCAAGTGAACCTAATAAAGATTATGATAGAGTTATTAATCCTTTAAATGCAAATGTAAAGTATGTGAGAGGTCTTGATAATAACACAATAGTTGATGTATCATCACAGAATCTAATTAGATATGATTTTGTAAAATATTTGGCATTTAAGTTAACTGGTACTGTTCATAGTGTAGATTTATTTAAAAATGAAACAGAAGTTATTACTGAATTAGGTAAATCAGGGTACAATTTATATCAAAATCATATTCTACCAATATTTAAAAATTCAGGAACTCCTTTAATACCATTATCTGATCTAAATAAAGGTAACACAAATTTATCAAGGCATATATTAGGACAAATGGCAGACAACAAGATACATAGAGAAAGATTTAAAATAGGTACTCCACTAACAGTAAACGGTGTAGTTAGTAATGACTATTCATTCAGAGCAACATATTTACCACAACCTGTAATGATTATTGATGGTGATCAATTTATATTTGAATTAATAATTAATGCAAATGAGAATCAACATGAAGTTACAAGTGTTGAACAAATACAAAAAAGAAATTATAGAATTACAATAGAAGCAGTTGCTGATAACACATATGTTAATACAATGCCATTTATATATGATACATTTGGAAACTTGGTAGACAATCTTCAAGCAAATTCATATTTTGATACTAAATTAGTGGGTAAAGAATACAATTCTTCTTCTACAACTCAGTATGAGCCACAATTTGAAGCTCCACAAACTACTTCACAAACTACTTCTACTAGTGGTGTTGGTACTGCTGTTGATCCTAATATTGTTACTGTTCACAATCAAATACTTCTACAAATACCTCAAACAAATACTATAAAAGTATTAAGTGGGTTTTATATTTTCAATGATATTCCATATAGTGATAATGATTTTGTTGTTGTTACTAATGGAACATACACAATTACATCAATACCTTCAGCACATCCAATCGGTTTTGTAACATCATCTCCTAATTTTAGAATTATTTCAGGAACAAAACATGGAACTCCTGTTAATACAAGTTTATATGGTAGTGAATCACTATCTGTACCTGTGCAACACTATTATAATAATTTAACATTCGAAATAACAGGTGATATTGGTACAATAAGTTATCATTGTTACTACCACGGATACATGGGTGGTGAAAATAGAATGAAATATTTTATACCTTAAAAATAATAAATAAATAAATTTATTTTATTTATTATTAACGATAAACTAGTTGATTAAAAACATTATTCATTCTTTTAGTTTTTTTACCAGTTAAATTATTACCTCCTCTTAAATCATGTTTTTCAATTTTTTCTTGTGAATTATGATCATATAAAGTATTAAAAGTAATGATATTACACATAGTATGTTTTATACAATTATCATTATTAGGTATTTTTTCATCTTCAGTTTTTAATTTAAGTATTGTTTTAATTCCTTCATTACCGGTATCAGTAGTATATAATGTATAATTTGTATTTGAATAATCTTTATATATACCATCGTGAATATGTAATATATTAAAATCACCAATTTTAAAGAAATTACTTCTGTCAATATTTAAATTATTTTTCTCTGCTCTTTTCTGAATACAATTATCTTCTAATGACCAACTCCAATAGTTCGGAAATCCATTTATATTTTCAAAATCTTCTCCCTTTATAGAAAATATACCACCTAATGCATAATAAAAACCGTAAAAATGTTTTATAATTCCTTTTTCAGTATCATAATTTAGTAATCCTTTTTTACAAGGCATTACATCTATATCGTGAAATATAAAATTTATATTTTTATAATGATCAATATATTTATTTTTTGCATATTTAAAACCAATATTTTTCACTGCCCCTCTATTAAAAGGTCTATCGTCAGTTTGATTAGAAAATATTATCTCATACTCTTCTTCATTAATATCTTCTAATATGTATTTCATATACCTTAAAAAAAAATTTTTATGTTGCTCTCTATTTCTATAAGGTACAATAAAAATATATTTTGGAATCATTGTATAAAATTAATATTTTTATTCTTAAATATTAACACATAGTTATTTAATGTCATATTTTTTTTTAATTGTAGGTGGTATTAATTTATCTGTATATCCTTCTAGTTTTTTAAAGCATTTATTTATTGTTACTTCGCTGATTTGACTTATTGAATGTATTTCTTTTTTTGTTACATTTAAATTACATAAACAGCATATATAATAAATTATACCTGCTGCTATAGAATGAGGTGTATTCTCAGGAATTAAATTTTCTTTTTGTATTCTATGTGCAATAAATTCTGCTAATTTTGTTAATTCTTTATTTATACCTAACTTACTTGAATATCTTACAATAAATGATTGAGGACTTGTGTTACCAAAAACAGTTTTCTCACTTTCATCTAAATCTTCTTCTATAATATTCAAAATATTAACAGCATTTTTACAACCCTTCGTAGCTCCTGATGTATCTAAATGAAATATATCTGCTATCTCTTTTGCTGTTCTTGGATTATTATTTATTCTGAAAGCAACATATATAGAAGCAGCAATAATTCCATCTCTATTTATTCCTCTAAATGTTCTATGTTCAGATATTTTTTTATGATACCTTATAGCTTCATCAATAATATATTTATTAATTCCAGCATTTGTAGCCATCATTGTTATTCTTTGAAATTCGTCATATTGAGATTTTTCTTTATACGGCATCGATTGCCATTCTGTATATCTTTTTATTTTTCTCATTTCATAATTGCTACTATTTCCAATTACTTTACAACCATACGATGATTCTAATAATAATGGATTAATAGGCATACCACATCTTGTAGGATCTGAATTTTGATTATCATCTGCACCATAATATCTCCATTCTGCACTATAATCTATTATATCTTTGTATATAATACAGCATTTATCGTTTGTACATGTGAGAAAACCTTCATCACTAAACCATAAAGAAGAATTACATACATCACAGTTTTCACGTTGTCCAACTTGTCTATAAACACATTCAATTTGAGAAGTTTTATTAATCTCATTATCAAATTGTTTCCATATATCTTTTTTTAAAGGACAATGCTTTTTCTTTTTTGTTTTACTAGTGCGATCCATATGTGTATACATTTAATAATATATTAATTTATCAATTTTATTTTAAATACATTAAAAATTATTATAATTTAATATATATGGGAAATTTTCAATCATCAGAAAAATTATTATCTGACAAAGGAAAAAAAGAATTGCTAGATAAAATTAATGATATTGCTGGTAACTATTCTTCATCACTTAGCCTTGAAGAAATGACAAATCTTTTTAATGATGAATATTGTAGTAAAATAGAAATTCTTACTAAAGATATTTTAGATAAAAATTTAAATACAATTCAAATTGAATATCTTGCACAACATCAACAGAAAGGAGTTGATGTTGACTTTACTAAAGTAGAAGATACTACTTACATAAAACATGGTGATAATCTTAAAAAAAATCAACAAACTAGAAAAAATCGTTTATGTGAAGGTTTAGCAAAATATTTTGTAAAAATATTTAAGATATATGCTGCAATATCAAAAACATTAAATCCAGTTTATTCTTCAGATCAAATAGAAGATAAATTAGATATTTTTAGTTTTCACAATATAAATCCTGAAAATTATAGGGTTGATAAGGATACAACACATTTAAATACAAAGTTAAATAAATTAGACAATATTTGTGATATAAGAATTGAAATTTTAAAAAGTTTGTACGAGAAAAAATTATTAGGTAACTTAGAAGAACCTCCTCAAGAACCTCCCAAAGAACCTCCTCAAGAACCTCCCAAAGAATCTCCTCAAGAACTTAAATCCGAAAATCTAAAAAATGACGATATTAGTAATTTCAATAAACCTGCTCCTCAAGTAGGAGGTAAAGAACCTTCATTTTGTAATTTTAAAGGTAAAAATTTAAATGAAGAATATGGAATTAATGAACTTGAAGATTTATTCAAAGATAAATATAATTTCACTAAAAAAATGTATGAAATGTCTCCTGAATCAGAAAAAGAATACAAAAATACTCTTATAAACATGTACAAAGCATTTTATAACACTAACGATACTCCAGGAGAAGAAATAAGATCATTTAGCGATATTCAAATAAAAGATTTCTCAAATGAATCATTGTGTGGTAACAAACTTTCAGATACCGATGTTAAATTTGATAGCTCTTTTGAAGAGTCTTTCAAGAAATATGCTAGACATATGAATTCAACTATATCTAAAACTTTTGGTAAATATGACTTATTGTTGTTAATTCTAAAAGAGATATTTGAATTTCAATTAAATATGAAAACACAAAAAACAACTGTTCGTTTAAAAAAAAACATAAGTGAAATTAAACTTAACGAATTATTTAGTAAAACTAGAGACATCATAAGTCAATTATATATTGACTGTCAAAAAGATTTTATTGAAGGTATAAATATATATAAATCAATAGTATTTTCAAATTTATTAAAAAGAAATCAGATCAGAGAAAAAAATATAAAAAACAGTATTGATCAATTATTATGATTTTCTGCATAAACTGTGTTTAGTTGTTTATTTACTCTTAAAAAGGTACAACATTTAGGAAGATCTTTTATTCTTTGAGCATTAATATACGTACAACTGCTTCTAATACCACCAAGATAATTTAATACTGTGTCTTCTAAATAACCCTTAAATTTTAATTTAATTGTTCTTCCTTCTGATGAACGATAATTCGCTACTTTTCCATAGTGTGTTTTCATTGCAGTATCACTACTCATACCATAAAAAATTTTATATTTTTTTCCATTTTCTTCTATTATATCACCAGGATTTTCATAATGTCCTGCAAATTGACCTCCAATCATGATAAAATCAGCGCCTCCACCAAAACCTTTTGATACATCACCAGGACACGTAATACCACCGTCACCAATAATGTATCCATTTACACCATGTGCTGCATCACCGCATTCCATAATAGCTGATAACTGAGGCATTCCAATTCCAGTTTGTGATCTAGTTAAACAAGCACTTCCTGGACCAATACCAACTTTTACAATATCAACTCTTCCATTTAGTATAAGTTCTTCTGTCATTTCACGTGTAACTACATTTCCAGCAACAATAATTTTATCAGGGAATGTCTCTCTAACTTTTTGACAAAAAGTAACTAGCTTTTCCATGTATCCATTAGCAACATCAATACAAATAAACTTTACTATAATAGCATTTATTACATCAGTTAATTTTTCAAAATCTGCGTCTGATATTCCAGTAGATACCATAAAATAATTAGGATCCAATCCTTCTGATTGCATTTTAATAAAATCATCTTTTGTATAAAATTTATGAAATGCTGTGATAATATGTTGCTTGCTTAATACTTTATATACTTCATATGTACCAACAGTATCCATGTTAGCAGCAATTATAGGAACACCTGTCCATTTTTGTCCAGATATAGGGAAAGTAATTTCTCTTTCAATATTAACTTCAGACCTAGATGAAAGTTTTGATCTTTTAGGTCTAATTAGAACATCGTTAAAATCAAGTTTTATGTCATTTTCAATTTTCATCCCCTTAAATAATATTAAAATTATTATATTTAAGCATTTTTAATATATTCAATAAGCTAAATTTATTTTATTATTAATATTATTTCTAATAATATATATATAATATGGGTGCAGGATTAAGAAGATCCTTTATTGGAGGAGGTGCTGGCCTAAGACGTTCAAAAATTGGTGGTAGAAGACGAACACGTGCAAAATCACGTTTTACTAAAAAGAATAAAACAAGAAGAGTTCAAATGAAAAGTGTAAGAAAAAGAAGAAGACGCTAAATAATTATAAAATAATTGATTATTATAATTATTTGATTACTTTGAAAATTTACTCAATATATCATTATTATATATTGATCCTGTAGGTTTATAACTTTTTATTGATTTGAAATCTTTATTTTTATCGCTTTTCTTTTCATTTGTTCTACCTGTAAAAACAATTTTATCAGGATCTATTTCATCTATTGGTGTTTCACCTTCATTAACTACATCTCCATATCCATTCACTGTAACACCTGTTTTTTTCTTAATTTCTTGTCTAATATATCCAGGAACCCAATGTTTCCATGATATAAATAATAAATTAGGATGCATATACTTAATAAGGAATCCGTTACTCTGAAGTTTATCTAAAACAAATGCAATACATGAAGCTTGATCATAATTTGGAACTCCTAATATCGTTTCTGGTACGAGATACCAACAAAATTGATTATCTATTTTTTGTCTAGATGTATTTTTAATCTTAACATGAATTCTTTTTAAAATTTTTTTATAATTTTCTAATTTTTGTAAATCACTTGTCTTCTTTTTTTCATACAAATCATCTAAATTTAAATTATCTCCTATTTCTTCAATCTCTTTATTTAATTCAAAAATTGACGACATTATTAATGTATTTGTGTTAGAAAAAAAAAGTTAAAATAAAATTTATTATTATGAATATTGAACATATTGTTTTAAGTGGAGGAGGACCTGTTGGATTTATACAATGTTCATCTATAAACTATTTGTTAAATAAAAATATGATTGATTTGAATAAAATAAAAAGTATTTATGCTGTTTCTGCGGGTATTTTTACAGCCATTGCTATTGCATTAAAATATGATTTCAATGATATTGTTAAGTATCAAGTTGAAAGACCTTGGGAAAAAATATTTGAAATAAAACCATCCAATGCAATATATAATATCATTACTAAAAATGGTATATACGACAATGAATCATTTGAAAATATTATATCTCCAATATTACTAGCAAAAGATATTAATATTAGTATCACATTAATTGAATTATATGAAAAAACAAATGTTGATCTACATATTATAACTACAAATATAAACACACTTGAAATGGTGGATATAAATCATATTAGTCACCCAGATTACAAATTATTAGAAATAATACATATGACATGTTGTATACCTTTATTATTTACACCAATTTTTAAAGATGATACATTTTTTCTTGATGGAGGAATTACAAATAATTTTCCACTAGATTTATGTATAAAAAATAATAATTTAGATAATACTGACACAATATTAGCTTATAAAAATTTAATTGACACTAATTATTATAATGGATTAAAAAGTGATTCACAACTAGTCGATATAATTATGTTTTTAATAAAAAAACTTGCGTGTATGTTGTGTTATAAAAACCAATCTACAGTTAAATATATTGTAAATATTCCTACACCAGGTATGTCTTATAATACTTTGATTAAATTACTAAACAAAGATGATAGATCTAAATTGATGAAAGATGGTGTTGATTATACTAAGTTATTTTTAGAGTATCATAAATTATTTTAACATTGTGTTTAAAAATAATTCTATTGTCTCTTTGTCTGGTTTAGCATCCATATCTGCTACTTTATCATCATATCTTAATTTTATAGTAGGAAATCCCTCTACTTTATGTTTATTCATTCGTTCAGTTGCAGATGTATCTGTATCATCACTACAATCTATATAATCAAAATATACAGAATATCCATTAACTTTTTTACCAGAAGCATTTGCATCATATAATGACTTTATTTCGTTTACATGAGGTGTTGCTGCTTTGCAATGAGGACACCAATCAGCATAAAAATACATCAATGTTGCTTTCTTATAATCTTCTTCACCATCTGTTGTAAATTCTTTATTTTCAACAAAATCAGGATTTAATTTAGGAACGACATGTTTATTATAAACCCAAATTGTAAGTAAAATAAAAAATATAATAATTCCTAAAATTATTAATACCCATTTATAATCAGTAATTGCTTTTAATAAAGTGGCGATTATATTCATTATAATATTAGTGAATAAAATAATATATTACCAAACGAATTAAACATAATATAACTTTATTTATTATGATTGTTAGAAATTCAAACGGAATACTAGAAATTATAAATAAATATGATTATATTGATGATGATAAGTATTATAAACGTATGTTAGAAATTATGAAAAAATTTAAAAGTATAGAAAAATCTAAATTGATAGAAAAGGATCATAAAGAAAATTTGTTATCTAAATTGTAATTACAGTTTAAAGACACATGATAAATAAATATATGTGTGGAATTTTTGCTTATTTGGGAAATAAAATAGATATTAATAAAATTGAGCTTTCATTTATGAAAACATTCAGAAGAGGGCCAGACAATAATATTTTAAAATCAATATGTAATAAATTAATTTTTGGTTTTCATAGATTATCTATTAATGATACAAGTTTTAAGGGAAATCAACCATTATATCACCCCAATAAGCCTATTTGTCTAATATGTAATGGTGAAATATATAATCATAAAGAAATTATTGAAAAATTTAATATTCAAACATATTCAAAAAGTGATTGTGAAATCATATTATATTTATATGAAAATTATGGGATAGAAGATACATTATCTATATTAGACAGTGAATCATTTGCATTTATTATATATGACGGATTAAATAATACTATTACTGTAGCAAGAGATAGATTTGGAGTGCGACCATTATTTGTATCAAAAACGATTAATAATGAATATATTTTCGCATCTGAAGCAAAAAGCATTGTTGATTTAATAAATGAAAATGATATAATTGAACAATTTAAACCAGGTTCTTATAAATTATATAATATATATGATGATACAGTAACAGAATATAAAAATTATTATAATTATATTTATCCATCTCTTAATCAAAATTTAGAGGTAATACTCCAAAATATTAGAGAAAAACTAACCAATGCTGTAAAAAAGAGATTAATGTCTGATAGACCGATTGGATGTCTTTTATCTGGTGGTTTAGATAGTAGTTTAATAAGTGCTCTAGTTGCTAGTGAATTTAAAAAATCAGGAAAAGGTCAACTACAAACATTTTCAATAGGAATAAAAGGAAGTACTGACTTAAAGTATGCTAAAATGGTTGCAGATCATATTGGTTCACTTCATCATACTATAGAAATGGAAGAAAAAGATTTTCTTGATGCTATACCAGAAGTTATTTATAATATCGAAAGTTATGACACAACTACAGTTAGAGCAAGTACAGGTAATTATCTTGTTGGTAAATATATAAAAGAAAATACAGATATTACGGTTGTTTTTAATGGAGACGGTAGTGATGAACAATCTGGGTATTTATATTTAGCAAATGCACCAACATATGATGATTTTAAAGATGAATGTATAAGATTATTAACAAAAATTAGTTATTTTGATGTACTTCGTTCGGATCGTTCATTATCATCTAATTTTTCATTAGAGACTAGGTCTCCATTCCTAGACACTGATTTTGTTAATTATTATATGTCTATTCCTACAAATTTAAAAATATACAAAGAAGGAATTGAAAAAAATTTACTTAGAATGGCATTTAATGATGGTCTTTTACCATATGATGTATTATGGAGAAGAAAAGAAGCATTCTCGGATGGGTGTAGTTCTAATGAAAGATCATGGCATAAAGTTATACAGGAATACGTTGATACCCAAATTACAGATCAAGAATATTTAAGTGAAAAAGATAATTATATTTTTAATAAACCACAATTAAAAGAATCTTATTATTATAGAAAAATATTTGAAAAACATTATAAAGGTCATTCTAATATAATACCTCATTTTTGGTTACCAAAATGGAATGGAGAACAAAGTGATCCATCAGCAAGAGAGTTACAAAATTATAATATTTAGTATTAAGTTAATTTTATTGATATTTTTTTATTCTCTTTATATTTTAATATGAAAACATATAAAAATAAAAAAAAGTCTATTAGTAAAACAAAAAAAATATATGATAAAGAACATTATAGTAGTGGTGAAGGTATGTTAACGTCTGTTTGGGGACCTTCTCTATGGCATTATCTTCATACAATGAGTTTTAATTATCCTGTAAAACCTAATCTAAAACAAAAAAAAGATTATATGAATTTTGTATTATCTTTAAAAAATGTTTTACCATGCAAATATTGTCGTATTAATTTAAAAGAAAATTTTAAAACTGTCCCTCTTACTATGAAATGTATGGAAGATAGAGATTCATTTTCTAGGTACATATATAATTTACATGAAACTATAAATATAATGCTTAAAAAAGATTCTGGATTATCGTATGATGATGTTAGAGAAAGATACGAACATTTTAGAGCAAGATGTAAAAGTAAAACTAAGAAAAAGTTATTTAAATTCAAAAAAACAAAGAAAACTCATATGGGATGTACAGAACCTATACATAAATTTAAGAGCAAAGGTATTGTTAAAATTATTCCTCAAGAAGAAGATTGTGAATCTTTACAAATTGATAAAAAATGTGTTATGATGAAAAATTAATCGTATGTTATAGTATACATGATTCTACCAAAACTATATTTTTGTAATGAGACATCAATATACGATATATCTGATAATAAAACTATTATTTTTGGACAACATCACTATAAATTTAATAAAGTAGTAATAAAAAACATAGAAGACTCTAAAATAATATTGGAATTTTCTAGAAATTGTTGGAATGGATGGAAATCAACAACTAAATTCAAATTAATATTATCTGGTAAAATTACATTTATTGAAAATATAAAATTTTGTAATGGTAGTAAATATATAGAAGCTAATAATGTAAATTTATCTTTCCCTTTTGAAAATCATAATTTGTCTCTTAACAAAAATTCAGCAATTATTACCACTATGTGCAAACATTATAGACACAGATTAGACGAATGGATTAATTATAACATAAATTTAGGATTTTCAGCTATTATTGTATTTGATAATGATAAAAACTTAAAAAATACAATTAATGAAAATAGAGGTTCTAGAATCCAATCAACTAAAGATATTTGTGATAAATATAAAGATAAAGTATTATGTATAGAGTTCAAATATTCACCTATAGGTAAAGATCATTGGAATACATTACAAATGTTGTCACTAAGTATAGGAGTAGGTGGATTTAAAAATTACTGTAAATATATTGCATTAATTGACCCTGATGAATTTATATATTTACCAAGAGAAAAAGATAATAACATAGAAGAATTCTTATCTAACTACAATATAAGTATTAAATTTAAAAGTAATATACTTACTAATAAGAGTTCATCAGATCGTATAAATAATAATGTTTTAAAAGTATGTAAATATGTAGGTAAGGATAAATATTCAAAAGCAATAATATATACCAAAGATGTAAAAGGTTATGAATTCTTCTATACTCCACATCACTTTCATACAGAAGTAGTATTAGAAAAAGATGTTTTAATACATTATCATTGTTGGGTTAATAACAGAGAACAATGGAAACCTAATATGACATATTTTGATATACTTGAATAATAATATCCTTATTTACAATCAAGATTTACCATTTCTTCTACCAATTTCTCAAATGTAGTCTCTGGTTCCCAAGATAACAAAGAACGTGCTTTTGTTGAATCTCCTAATAATTCTTCTACTTCTGCTGGTCTAAAATACTTTTCTGATACAAATATTAAATCTTTATTTGTATTTGCATCATAACCAACTTCATCAACACCAGTTCCACGCCATTTTATGTCAAACCCCTTTATTTTAAATGCTATTTCTACAAATTCTCTTACTGAATGAAATTCATTTGTTGATAATACATAATCATCTGGGGTATCTACTTGTAACATTCTCCACATTCCTTCAACATAATCTTTTGCGTGTCCCCAATCACGTTTTGCATCTAAATTACCTAATACAAGTGATTCCCTCTCTCCTTTTAATATCATGTTCAAACCTCTAGTTATTTTTCTTGTAACAAATGTTGGGCCTCTTCTAGGTGACTCATGATTGAACAATATTCCATTACAACAATACATTCCATAAGATTCTCGATAATTTTTTACAATCCAAAATGCATATAATTTCGCAACTCCATATGGACTTCTCGGATAAAATGGTGTTTTTTCTGTTTGAGGTACTTCTTGTACTTTTCCATATAACTCAGATGTTGATGCTTGATAAAATCGTGTCCTTTCTTTTAAGTCTGTCTTTAATATTGCATCTAATAATCTTAATGTACCTAAACCATCAATATTACCAGTATATTCAGGCATATCAAAAGATACCTTTACATGGCTCATAGCTGCTAAATTGTAAACCTCTAATATAAAATTATTATTTTCATACTTTTTCTTTATTTCTAAAAGTATACCTGTTATATTTGTAGTATCTGATAAATCACCATATCTTAATATTAATTTTTTATTACTATATAAATGATCTATTCTATTTGTATTTATATCGGAAGCTCTTCTTATTATTCCCCAAACATCATAATCTTTTTCTAATAATAATTCTGCTAAATATGATCCATCTTGACCTGTAATACCAGTTATTAAAGATACTTTTTTAACTTTCATTAAGTATATAAATACTAATATTAATATTTATATATTTTTACTAATTACATTCCAAAAGTACTAAAATCATTCAAAACAGGTCTTGGTAAATGATCTTGGTTCTGACTTCTATAATTTGGTACTTTTTTACATGAAAAAGATGGCTCAGGACACCTTGCACAAGGAGGACAAGGAGGACATTTACTTTCTTCTAAATGTTTATGATCAGGTATCTTATTGTTTTCTAAATGTCCAATTGTTCTAATATCACCTCCTACATTTTGAATTGCAGTATTTTTGGCTTCTTGAATATCATCTCTTAATTCTTTTCTGTTATGTTCACGATTCTCACGATTCTCACGCATACTTTGTTCTAAGTTTTTTATACGTTCTTCATATCCAGGATTTGCCATAGGAGCTTCATTGTAAGTACGAGTCGATCCATTTGATCCACCTAACAATTCAGTATCTATTCCATGTTCATCTCTTAAATGACTCTCTATATTTGTTAATCCTTCAGGACCACAATATCCTCCTAAAAGAGGGCATAAGAATAAAGCAAATAATAAAATTAGTAATATGTGGAAATGTCTTAGTTTCATGATATACATTATAAAGCGAAAAAATTTAAACAGATAACTTTAATTTGTATATGAATTTACTTAAATCATTTACAAATGATAATAATATTATTGAAATTGGTGTTGATGAAGCAGGTAGAGGACCTTTATTAGGTAGAGTATATGCAGCTGCTGTTATTCTACCAAATGACAATTTCGATTTTTCTATACTTAAAGATAGTAAAAAATTTACATCTAAAAAAAAATTATTAGAAGTTTATGACTACATTAAAGATAATTGTTTATATTATTCTGTTAATTATGCTGATGAAAAAACTATAGATGATATTAATATATTACAAGCAACTATTAGAACTATGCATATATCAATTAAAGATGTTATCAAAAAATCAAACAAACATGATTATTTACTTTTAATTGACGGAAATTATTTTAAACCTGTCACATATGTTAAAGATTGTGAATTTATACACATAAATCATGAAACG